CTCGAAAAGAGCCAGTGACTCCAGTGCGGCTGCAGTCAAAAAGAGTACGACATTGTATTTTCATTCTGCAACTATTTAACGCCAAAAGAAAACCCTGGATTTTTTAAGTCCAGGGTTGACTGTTTAATCAGCTAGTGATTAGGAAGCAGCTAGTTTAAAGCCAATGCTGGTTGCACTGTCCAACTGGAAGCCAGTTGCAGTGATGTTAGCAGCAGCCAAAAACGCAGCACCGCTAGCAAATGCACCTTTAGGGAACACTGCAAAGCTCAATGCTACACCATCAACTTGGTACGTAGCCACAGTAGCTGTTTGTTGAATAGCTTGAATAACGTTAGACACATATTCGTTAACACCTTGTTGACCAGCAACTGAAGTGTTAGCAACAGCGCCGAAGAAGTCTAGTCCAGGACCAGCTGGGTTAACTGGGGTAGCAGCAGTAGTTGCGTCTGAATCAACTGGACCGTTTTGAACGTCAAGTGCGAATACTGGTTGTGCGTCACCATTTACGCGAGTAAAAATTGCCATGATAAATTTCCTTTAAGTTAAGTAGGTCTATGACCTTGCTTTTATTTATGTCAGTTTTGAAAAAACGGTTATTTGGGTTTCTTTTGAGCTCGGTTTTGTGCAGCAAATGCATTAGGGTCAAAGCGATTTACTGCTTTAGCATAGCCAACAGGGGTGGCCATTACCCAGCCTTCTTGTCCCGGATGTTGTGCATCTGCTTGCTGCAACAGATTCATTTTGAGATCGTGCAACAGTATAAATGCAGTAAATGCAGCAGCCAGTGCTGGTGTATTGCTCTTTGGGCTCTGTAGGTACTCCACAATGTTACGAAACTTTTGTGGCGTTACTTTGGTCTGCAGCCAGTCGCCAAACTCTGGCAACAAGGTAGTAGGGTTTAACGGTGAGCCAACTTTGGTATTGATAAAATCCACAGCCAACTTGGCCAGGTCTGTGATCTTGTTTGCTCGTAGTTCAACAGGATTAAACAAAGTGTTGATAGCAGAACCATCTGACCGTACCAGGCTCTTTAGTTGCTTGACCAATGGCTGGTCAACTGTGAGCTGCTTGGGCACAGCAGGACGCTCTAACATAAGTCCGGACACATCGTTAAACGATACTCCACGTAACGGCTGATAAGGCTCTCCTTGGTCAGCGTACATTGAATGAATTGCAATACCAATCTTGCTGTTGCTGATACGCTGTCCCAAGGCACTTCGAACTGGAATTTTGTATTCAACAGTGTTGGGACGGAACACATAGTTCCCAGCCACTTCAGGAGGAGTGGTCATGTATAGTAAGTCGCCTTTGACATAGCCACGGAAGTTCGGGGGTAGTGCAGCGTCAAGCACAGGAAACAAGGTAGCGTACAGTTGAATCAGCTCGGTCCGTTCACCTGAGCGTCGATTTTGAATTTCAGCCATTGCTCGTGGGCTAGTGGCCAGGCCATCATAGCCTTTGGCATTGAACCCTGAATCGTCTGTCAGCACAAACTCTCCAGTAGAAGGCTTGCGTCCAAATATCACAGCAGGTTTGCCGTCCCATTTGGCAGTGATAGTGGATGGCTGTTCTGTAGCATGTTGCACAATTGCAAGTGCATCCAAGATACCCTGTGTACCACGACGGAATACTAGATCTTCCAAGTGCTCGATACCCTTGGCTCTGCCGCCTACTCCGGCTTCGGCTTCGCTGATCATCTGCACTGTTTCTGGTGTTTCTACCAATGGCATCATGCCTTGATTCACAATACGGTCACGCAGGCGAGCCAAAAAGTTTACATCGCTTTCTTTCACGCCCAGGTCAGGCTCGGGCAACTGTTGTTTAACCAAATAGTCACTAAAATCTGCCAGCTTGGCTGCACGTTCAGGATCACGTGCTAGATTTTGATAAATGGTTTCTACGTTTTTTAGATCGTCACGAGTTTTTCCAGTACCCAACAGCACTGACGCTACGTAGTCTGGATCTAGTCCGTCACGCACCAGTGTGTTGGTAGCACGACTAAACATGCCATTGGCACCTACTTTGAGTCCTTGATGCTTGGCCAAACTGCTCATCAGCACATTACGGTTCATTCCTTTGTATGCTGAGTCTGTGCCGCCTGCATAGTAGAATGTGCCCCAGTCCACGTTGCTGAAAAACATAAAGTCTGCTTGCACAAATCCACGTTTGGGATCACCTGCAATAGGAGTCTTAAAATGTACTTCACCAGCTGTTCTGACCCAGTCTCTAGGATCTTGTCCTTGTTGTTGTACGAACTGTGTGAGTTTTGCAGCCACTTGTTCTTTGGTAGCAACGGCTTGGTCTACTGCTATATCAAGGTCACCTGATGTGGGTGCACGTCCTGTGGACCCTAGCCATTGATCTTGCGGGAATTCCATTCCCAGCACACGCTCTAGCCAAGCAATAGTAGCAGGCACATCTTTGCGGTCAATGCGTTGTGTGGCAGCAGCGCCTTGCTGATCTTTAAATACGTTACCGCCTTCTAGTATGTTCATACTGTATTACCTGTTCGAGCAGCGCCGGCTGCGGTTATCCTTTGTATTATTTTGGCATCCTCTGGATTTTTAGGATCAAGTTTATCGTCACCAATCATATACGTTCCGTCGGGAGTTTGTTTTATTTCTGGATTGTTGTTAGAAGAATTAAACTGCACCATTGACATAGCGTCATACGCTGCTTGTGACAGTGCTGTCCATTTGGCCAACTGAGTTTTTTCATCTTGTGCAGGTTTATCAAAGTCTGTGATACTGTTTAGTGAAGTTTGTATAATGTTCACAAGATTTTTTGCATCAGCCTGCTTGGTTTGATCCACTCGACTAGGTAATGATTTGTAGTCATTTCCCAGTTTGTTCTGCATAAAGCTGCGTTGTAGCTGTTGCACAAGACTCTGAGCAAGGCTGTTCTTGGTCCCAGGGTCCAACATGGCCGGAGATGACACATTGTTCTTTTTCAGCAGATCTAACACACTGGCGTTCCAGGTTTTCAGTTCATTGGTCGCTAACTGTGCAATCATGGGCTGAGACATTTGCGCTGCTTGTTGTTGCCCTGCTGGTCCGTATTTGCCAGTGGGAGTTGTGCTGGTGTTAGCGCCTGTGGGCAAGTTGGTACCTGCACTGGCATTGAATCCTGTAGTAAATGCTGCCAGTGCGTTTTCTTTAAGCACTGTGATTTCATGAATCTGCATGGGTTCTCCTGACAGATCTTGAAAACTTACCCGAATCTTTAGTGCGGATAGCATTCAACAACTTGCGAGACAAGTTTTCGGCCTGTTCGGGCGAAAACTCTGTTTCTATTTGTTCTAGAAGTCGTATGGCTGATTCAATGATGTTGTTGGCACGATTTTCAATCAGCAAGCGACGATCACGCTCTACATACAACGTGTCTAATTCTTCTAGTATACTTCGTGTCTTTTTTTGCATTTCGGAGAACCTTTGTATTATTTAGCGTAACAGCTTTGGGAATAAATATCTATAACGAGGAATCAACAATGACCAGTGCAATTAACCCTAACAACATCGACGGTAGCTATCCTGCTCCCGGTGTGCCCAACAACACACAGGGCTTTAGAACAAATTTTACCGAGACCAAGACTAACTTTCAATATGCAGCCAATGAAATTACTGACCTGCAAACCAATGCAATACTAAAAGCTGCATTGACTGGTACTACTCTAAACAACAACATGAACGGAGGCTTGATTTATGATGTCAAGCTACAGGACGTTGGCTACACTTATTTGCCTGTTGTTGCCACTGCTGGCAGCATTGACATCAACTATTCAGCAGCACAGTTTCAACAAATCAATCCTTCAGCCCCGATATCTTTGGTGTTTACCAACTGGCCAGTAACAGGCACAGCCGGTGTGGTACGATTGGAATTCAACATCACTAACGTTTCGCAAACTTTAACATTGCCAGCTGCTGTGAGCCAAGGCACTGACGGTATACAGGGATACACCAGCAGTGTGATTACTTTTGCTGACACCGGTGTTTACCAATTTGAATTTACCAGTGTCAACACAGGCACCACAATCACAATTGAAGACTTGACTCGTCCGCTGCTGGGCACTACAGAATCTGCTGTGGGATATGCAACCGGCACCGGAGGCGCTGTTACACAAGCCACTAACAAATCAACTGGCGTAACACTCAACAACCGTTGTGGACAAATTACCATGAGCAATGCTGCATTGGCAGCTGCGTCAGAAGTTAGCTTTACACTAACCAATTCGTTTGTGGCTGCAACTGATGTTGTGTATGCTTGTATTGCTTCAGGTGCCACAGCTGGCGCTTACAATGTGCAAGTGGATGCTGTGGCTGCAGGCAGTTGTAGAATTAGTTTAGGCAATATGAATGCTAGCTCGCGTAGTGAAGCAGTTGTACTAAACTTTGTGATTATCAAAGCATCAGCAAGTTAACTTGATTTAATCTTGCCCAGCAGTTGCTTGAGCTTGGCACTCTGTACATCGCCGGATACCCGGCCTACATCTCCACCTGCAGATGCTGGTTTTTCCCAGGCAGGGATTCCTGATGTTTTATTACTGCCAAAGTCTGATTCACCATCAGTAACTTTGCTTTTTGCTTTGATTGATTCCATGATAGAGCTCTGCGGACGGTGGTATCCGCCTTCGTCTCCGCCTTCATCAGTAATGCGCATAGTTTCAATGTTGTACTCCAAATCAATTTTTTGACCAACGCCGGTCGAGCTACGAGACTTCATACACTGTATCTGATACTTGCCGCGTTCTTTCATTGCACGACTTGTAAAGATACCAAACACATTGTCGGCTGTGTTAATCTTACT